TAATATCTTGTCAATTTTCAGCAAACGCCTAGTATAATAGAATAGCAATCTAATAAATTTATGGAAGCAATAGAACTTCTCAAGAACAAATTTGGTGTTCAACAAAAATATTTGTATGAATTAAAAGATGGAGATGTGACAGTTTTAGAAATTTACTGGAATCCATTAACTATTGCAGAAAGAGAATCAATCGTTGGAATGTCTGGAGACTCAGCATCAAGTGAAGATTTTGCATTAAATCTTATGATTCAAAAAGCACTAGATAAAGATGGCAAAAGATTATTTCAAGATGGGCATAGAGCATCACTAAGAAGAGAAATAAATGCTGGTGTCTTGCAAGAAATTCAACTTGCAATGTTAAACTCTGGTGCTCAATACAAATTGGAGGAAGCGAAGGCAGATTTAAAAAGCTAGAAACGATTGGTTTTTTATGTTTTTCTTAGCTTCAGAGTTAGGAATGACAATTCAAGAACTTACCAGTAAATTAACGCAGGAAGAATATATAAATTGGCTTGCTTACT